TAATGTAATTAATGTATTAGTAGCAGAGTTTGCTAAAAGAAATACTAGAGTTAGTTTTAGGGCTGTAGATGAAATATCATATAATGAATTACTAGATCAAAAAAGAGCCATGATTGAGCAAAAGCTACTTGCAGATGCTGAACGTAAAATGGTTATGAGTATGATTGAACAGGGTGCTGATCTAGAGGATCCTGAAATACAAAAAGCATTAAGTCCTGAAAACCTTAAATCATTACCGGAGATTGAGCAATTCTTTAAGAAAGACTATAGGTCTATGTTAGAAGAATGGGCTGAACATCAAATGCGTGTAGATGAGGAGAGATTTAAAATGGATGAACTTGAAGAGAGAGGCTTCCGTGATATGTTAATCACTGATAGGGAGTTTTGGCACTTCAAGATGAATGAAGATGATTATGAAGTAGAGTTGTGGAATCCATTAATTACTTTTTATCATAAGTCTTCAGATGTAAGATATATCTCTCAGGGTAACTGGGTAGGTAAAATTGAGATGCTTACAGTAGCAGATATCATTGATAAATATGGTTACTTAATGACTGAAGATCAGTTGCGTTCTATGGAGGCTATTTATCCTACAAGAGCAGCTGGTTATCCTTTACAAGGTTATCAAAATGATGGTGCTTATTATGATTCTACTAAATCTCATGAATGGAATACTAATATGCCTTCTCTACAGTATAGACAGTTTATGTCTACATGGGAGCAAAATAGTACAGCCGGTAATGATATTGTAACTCATATCATGTCTGAATCAGAGGATTGGACAGATTATAAAAATACAGATATGTTGCGTGTCTCTAATATTTATTGGAAATCACAACGTAAAGTAGGACATTTAACTAAGATAGATGAGACTGGACAAGTTATTCAGGATGTAGTAGATGAATCATATCTTATTACTCAAAAACCTTTATATGATACTAGTCTATTTAAAAATAAAAATAAAGAGAATTTACTTGCTGGTGAGCATATAGATTGGATTTGGATTAATGAAGTATGGGGTGGTGTAAAAATTGGTCCTAATTTTCCTGCATATTTTGGTATGAATAATAATGCTGGTGGTATTAATCCAATTTATGTTGGTATTAATAATCCTAAACCAGGAAGAGTACCTTTCCAATTTAAAGGGGATGCTACTTTGTACGGTTGTAAATTGCCGGTAGAAGGTGCTGTATTCTCTGATAGAAATACTAAATCTACTTCATTAGTTGATTTAATGAAACCATATCAGATTGGTTATAACATTGTAAATAACCAAATTGCTGATATACTTGTAGATGAGTTAGGTACTGTGATTATGTTAGATCAGAATGCTTTACCTAAACACTCATTAGGAGAAGATTGGGGAAAGAATAATTTAGCAAAAGCATATGTAGCAATGAAGAATTTCCAGATGTTACCATTGGATACTTCTATTACTAACACTGAGAATGCACTTAACTTTCAACATTATCAAGTATTAAACTTAGAACAAACACAACGTTTGATGTCTAGAACTCAATTAGCTAATTATTTTAAACAACAAGCTTTTGAAGTAATAGGGATCACACCACAGCGTTTAGGAGAACAAGTGGAGCAAGCTACCGCTACAGGTGTTAGAATAGCTGTATCAAACTCCTATGCGCAAACTGAGACATATTTTATTAACCACTGTGATTACTTAATGCCACGTGTACATCAAATGCGTACAGATTTGGCACAATTTTATCATTCAACTAAACCTTCAGTTAGATTGCAGTATGTTACTTCAACTGATGAAAAAGTTAATTTTGAAATTAATGGTACTGATTTATTACTTAGAGATTTTAATATTTTTTGTACTACTAAAACAAATCACAGAGCTACATTAGAGCAATTAAAACAATTAGCTCTTACAAATAATACAGCTGGTGCTTCTATTTATGATTTAGGTAATATCATGAAAGCTGAGTCTATCTCTGAAGTTACTCATATCCTTAAATCTGCTGAAGAAAAACAGCAACAACAACGTCAACAAGAAATGCAACAACAGCAGGCTATGCAGGAACAAGCTTTACAAGCTAAGACTGAAGAGACTAGAATGAAAATGCAATTTGAAGCTGATGAAAATGAGAAGAATAGACAAAATGATCTTGTTATTGCTGAAATTAAATCTGCTGGTTATGGTTCTACTGTTGATATAAATCAAAACCAAGTCTCTGATTATCAAGATGCTATGAGAGATATCCGTAAGAGTAATGAATTCCAACAGCAAATGGATCTTAAAAAAGAGTCAGCTGCTACACAGAATTCTATGAATATAGATAAGATGGATATTGAACGTGAGAAGTTAGCTTCACAAAGAGAGATTGCTAATAAGCAATTGGAGATTGCCCGTACAAATAAAACTCAATATGAAATAAAAGAGGAAAAAACTAAAAAGAAATAATGGTATTTATATATGTTTTAAAAGATCCCACTACTTTAGAAGTAAAATATGTAGGTAAAACAGCAACTAGTATAGAAAAAAGATTTTCTCAACATAAACATAATTGGAAAAGAAAATTAGGAAAAATAAATAGATTAAATAGTTGGATTAAAAATTTAGCTAATTCTAACATGCTTCCTATAATTGAAGTTATAGATGAGGTAGATGACAATTCTTGGATTGAAGCAGAAAGAGGATACATACGTTTATTTAAAGCTATTGGTTGTAATTTAAAAAATCATACTATGGGTGGAGAAGGAACATCTGGTTATAAAATGTCTAAATCCTCAATTGTTAAAAGAAATAATACACTTAAAACATCAGATGCTTGGGCTAAAAAGAATATAGAGCAGTCTAAGATTATGAAAGAAAAACATGCGGAAGGAAAAGTTAAATTTGGTTATGGACATTTATCTATAGAAAAACGTATAGAGATTGGAAATAGGCATTCTGAAAAAATGAAAGATAAGTTTAATGAAAATCCTGAATATATAAACAGAATGATTTCTAAAATTAAAAAACCTGTTTTAAGTTTAAAGGAAGATGGTTCAGTAGATAAATTTTTTGAATCTGCTACAGAAGCTGCAAGATTTTATAATATTGCAAATACTCATATATCTAGAGTCTGTAAAAATAAATCTAAAAGTACACATGGATTATTTTTTAAATATGCTTAATAAAAATCGCTTTGATCAACCAGAGAAGAAAAAGTAATAGCTTTATATTACAAGAAATAGAGGATTATTCACAAATTTTTAAAGTTTATAAAAAGTAATATGTTATATTCTTTATGTACAGTACAAACAAAAAAAACAAACCAACAATATGAGTGAAAACAAACCAACAGAGCACACCACCGTACAACAAGTAGATATCAACATTGATGATATCTTTGGTGGAGCTCCGGGGGCAGCTAGCATTGTGTTACCTGCAGAAGAAGAGAAGAAACCTGGTTTCTTTTCTACCCCAAAAACAGATTTATCGTTCTTAGACAAAGAAGAGGAAGATCAGGATGGAAATCCTAAACCTGCTACACAATCTGCTAATGAGTTATTAACTGAGTTAACTAGTGAAGTTAATGATTTAATTGATCAAGAAGGAGAGTCACCTAAAGGTGGTAGACCTAAAGTAGATAAGAGTGGTATGGTAGAAACCTTTTCTAAACTAATTGAAGAGGGTATTTTAATTGGCTTTGAAGATGAAAAGTCAATGGAAGACTACTCTCTTAAAGATTGGAAGGAACTCTTGCAAGCTAATTTTGAAGAAAAAGAGCGTGCAATTAAAGAGCAAACTCCAAAAGAGTTCTTTGAATCTCTTCCTGAAGAACTTCAGTATGCTGCACAATATGTAGCAAACGGAGGTAATGATCTCAGGGGATTATTTAGTGCATTAGCACAAGTAGAAGAAGTACGTACTTTAGATCCATCAGATGATATGGATCAAGAGCACATTGTACGTTCTTACTTGCGTGCTACTGGATTTGGTAATGATGAGGAAATTAATGAGGAAATTGTAACCTGGAAAGACTTGGGTAAATTAGAGCAACAAGCTAATAAATTTAAACCAAAGTTGGATAGGATGCAAGAATCTATTGTAGCGCAAAAAATTGCTGAACAAGAGCAAATGAAAGCACAACAAGAGAATGCAGCTTCAGCATATATGGATAATGTATATGAAGCCCTTAAACCTTCAGAGTTATCTGGTATTAAGTTAGATAAGAAGACACAAGCAATGTTATATGCTGGTCTTGTACAACCTAACTATCCATCTATCTCAGGAAGAAACACAAACCTATTGGGACACTTGTTAGAGAAACATCAATTTGTAGAACCTAACTACCCATTAGTAGCTGAAGCATTATGGTTATTGGCTGATCCAGACGGATACAAGACAAAGATCATGGAGCAAGGCAAAAACAAAGTGGTTGAAAACACTGTTAGGCAACTTAAAACAGAACAAGGTAGAAAGATTTCTAGTACTGTTCTTGAAGAAAAAGATGAGGAGCCAAAACAACGTAAGATTCCAAGACAAACAAATATCTTTAAAAGATTTTAACAACACAACAAACACAAAAATAAATAAATAATTATGGCAACTCCAGTTTTAAACAACGGTATATTTCTGCGTGATACCAGCTACCAAGCTAGTTCACACGTAGATTCATACCATTTAGTAAACATGCTGAAAAGCAGTGAACCAATGGACTTAGGTCCTGTAGACATTTGGGCTATGGCTCAAAAAGTTGAAATGCCTCTTTACCAATTCTCTAGTTTTGGTGGTAAGAACATTATCAATGTAGATAACGCTCGTGGAGAGTATAAGTGGCAGGTTCCTGTTGCTCAAGATCTTCCTTACGTTGTTACTGATATTGACTCTACTAATACTGTAAAAGGACAAGACGGTACTAACTTCCAAATTAAATTGAACAAACGTGTATTTGGTCATGGTGACATTGTTACTTATGATAAATACAACGGATTGGAAATGTACATCACAGCTGATGATATCACTCCAACTGGTGATGGTTTTATCTACACTGTGCAATTAGTAAACAACAGCAATGGTGTTTCTTTGGATAACAAATACTTGGCATCTGGTACTAAAATGTTCCGTAAAGGTTCTGCTCGTGGTGAATACGGTGAGCGTTTCTCTGATATTGGACAATATGGTGCTGGTTTCCGTGAATTCTACAACTATGTAGGTGGTGCAGAAGCTCACGTTCACTATTCCATCTCTTCTCGTGCAGATTTGATGTTGAAGGGTGGTTTAAATGCAGATGGTACTATTCCAGTAACTGAGATCTGGAGAAACTTTGACAAGACTATGGATCCTTCTGTTACTAGTTTAGAATCTATGGTATCTACTATGGGTAAAGATGCAGTTAAACGTGCATTTGACAATGGTGACTTGACTCGTAGTTTCTTGACTACAATGGAAGCAGCTCACTTAACTAAAGTAGCTAATGACATTGAGACTTACTTGATGTGGGGACAAGGTGGTAAAATTAAGCAAGATGGTCCAGATGATATTAGATTATCAGTGGGTCTTTGGAAACAGTTGGATAACAGCTTTAAGCGTGTATACAACAAATCTAGCTTTAACTTAGACTTGTTCAAATCTGAGATTTATAACTTCTACTTAGGTAAAGTTGAATTCCAAGGTCCAGATCCTAAGCGTCAATTAATTGTACAAACTGGTATGGGTGGTATGAAATTGGTTAATGAAGCTATTAAGAAAGAAGCAATTCAATCTGGTATGCTTATTAATGCTCAAGAAATTGGAGCTATCACTGGTAAAGGAATGGACTTGAATTTTGGATTTGCTTACACTAGTTATGTAATTCCTTTCTTGGCTAATGTTAAATTTGTGCTTAACCCTGCATTTGACAATTTGCACACTAATGACATTGAAAACCCTTTAATTGATGGTTTCCCATTGAGTTCTTATAACTACATTATCTTTGATATCACTGATAACGTAAATGATAATATCTTCATGTTGAAATTATCTTGGGATAATCAATTGAAATGGTTCTACCAAAATGGTACTATGGATTACATGGGACGTACTCAAGGCTTCCAAAGCTCTGGTCAGTTCAATGGATACCGTGTATACATGAGCCAAACAATGCCTGCTATTTGGGTGAAAGATCCCACCAAGGTTCTCAAAATTGTAATGAGAAACCCAATTACAGGTGGATCGTTCTGATGATTATCAATCAGTTACAAGATTAATAATAAAAATTAAAATTGTAAGCTAACCACAAAACGCCTGTTAAGTGGATAAAAATAGCAAATAACTCTAGGTTCTTTCACATGTTTAACTTATCTTTGAAATATGAGAAAGTTAAATATAGAAGAACCTAGAGTTCAACAGGCAGTTAGTCTTTACACATCAGGTCTTGCAATAAGACCAATCTGTAAAGAATTAAATATGGATGGTGAAGCTCTTACTAATGTACTTAAACAATTAGGTATTTATAGGAGTAGATCTAAAGCTATCCGAAATGGAAAAGGGCATGGTCAAGTTAATGATCATGCTTTTTCTATTTTAACCCCAGAAGCATTATACTGGATAGGTTATTTATTTGCTGATGGGCATATAGAGAAATCTAGGCCCCGGATTACAGTTACCACTACAAAAGAAGATGAGGAGCAAATGATTAATTTTGCTAAGTATGTAAATGCTAATGTTACTTACCTTAAAAATGATTATATCCGGGTTGCATTTACCAGCCAAGAAATATATGATAAACTAGTTAGTTTAAATTTTAACAATAGAAAGAGTTATGAGATAGTTGTACATCCTTTACTTAAATACTCTAGAGACTTCTGGAGAGGTTGTGTAGATGGAGATGGTTGGGTTTTTAAAACTAAGTATCCAGTTATAGGATTATGCGGATTACAAAACACTATACAAGAGTTTATAGATTTTTTAAATCTTAATAGTATAGATACTAAACAAGTACCACATAAAGTAAAAAAAAGAGAGAATTTGTATCAATGTGATTTTAGTTGTAAAAAAGCAATTGCTATTGCAGATTTATTATACAAAGATGCTACTATATACCTACAACGTAAATATAATATTTACCGGGAATTTTTAAATATGCCAGATTTAGTAGATTAATACTTATATATTTTTATTTTATCAACTTTATTTGTATATTATAATGTTAAGTTATAGTGATAACATTTATACTAATAGTTATAGTAGGTATTATAAATGCTCTGATGGATATAATCATGGGGAGATATGATGATAGTATCTTCTCTAAATTTAATCCTGAATGGTGGAATCCAAAAATAAGTTGGAAATATAAATGGGCAAGTCCATTACAACCTCCAGTAAAAGCTTGGTATTATTTTGGGTTTTATCCAAGATATAAAGAAAGATTTATATATAGTTCTACAATATTTGTATGGCTTACAGATGCCTGGCATTTTTTTAAAGCTATCTTTATATTAGCTATTGTATTAGGTATTGTTTTCTATACCCCAATAATCAATCCTCATATAGATTGGTTGATATATTATTTCTTATGGACTAGTGTATTTACCGTTTTTTATGACTATATTTTTAATAAGAAATAAGTTATAATATACTAAATTAAATTTTAATAACATGATAAATAAATTTGTTCCTCAATCTCCTGATCTATTATTAGATAATGATCCGGCAATGACCCTAGCTAAATTTGGTCATATTAATGCTATTGTTAATGAAGTTAACAAAGTAACTGGTAATACTTTAACTGTAACTCAAACTGTTGCAATTAGTAGTGCTGTAACTATTGATAGTTATGCAGGTATTATTACTACAGTATCAGCAACTACAGCAGCTGGTTCAAATGTTGCTTTTACTGTAAATAATAGTAAAGTAACTACAACTTCTAAAGTATTATTAACTCCTATACATGTAGGTGCTGGTATTCCAGTGTTTACTTTAGATTCTGTTAGTAATGGTAGTTTTGTAATTAGAATTTATAATGTACATCCTACTAATGCATTTAATAATATATTTAAAATTAATTTTTTAGTTTTAGATTAAAAATTAACCCGGTAATACGTTTTTAAAGAGCTCGTAACTCTTACCGGGTACTAATAATAAATAAAATGGCATTACAAAGATTTATACCGACTTCTCCTGATGTAAATATACGCAGTGGACAAGACCTTGAAGGAGCTAGATTTGGACATTTAAATACTATTGTTGAATACATCAATGATAATTCTGCTAAACCAGCTGGTTTAAATGGATATGTACAATTTAATAATAATAGTGCATTAGGTGCTGATTCTGATTTATTTTGGGATAATACTAATAAATATTTAGGTATTGGTAATACTACTCCTGCATATCAATTAAGTTTATCTAAACAATTATATACACAAAAAGGTGCTTATTTAGCAATTGATGGCGGTACAACAAGTGGTGTAGGTAATTATGTTGGTATTGGAACAACTTCTCCTACTGCAATATTACATCTTGTTTATACTTATGGTCAAGTTGTTAGAAATCAAAGAGTTGGTGATGGATTAAATGGAGCTCCAACTTATGAAAATTTTAAAAGTGGTGGTGTACCAAGTGCATTAACTGCTGTTTTGGCAAATACAAATCTTGGACAATATACTTGGAGAGGTTCAACTGGTGCTACAACAAATGGACTAGGTGCAAGATTGCAAACATGGTCTTTAGAAAACTTTACAACATCTGCTTGGGGTTCAAGATTAGATTTAAGTATTACTCAATTAGGAACTACTAGTGAGGTTGTAATGATGAATTTGCGTGGTACTGGTGTAAATATTGGTAATGGAACTAATGATTTAGGTGCAACATTGGGAATTAAAGGCTCTGGCTCTACTTCTGCAACAACGTCGTTTAAGGTTGTAAATAGTAACAATACACAATTAGGATATATTGACGATTTAGGTCAATGGCAAATTGGTACGGGTACTAATGGTGGTTATAAATTAGACATTAATGGAACTACAAGAGTTTTAGGTGAATTGACTGTATTTAAACCCGTAATAGGAACTGATAAAGTTGCTACTTTTTATGGTTATCAAGCACCGAATCAAGCAGAGGCGTTTATTGAAGTAGGTATGCAATCGACTGATGCGGCAGTTGCTATATTGGGCGGTTCAAATACAGGTGCTACTTATGGTGGTTTTTTACAAACAAAAAACGGTTCAAGAGCGTTTTGTTTTAGAGCAAATGGAACAACATCAATTGCTACTCAAATACAACCTACTGATTATAGTGCTTTGTCTATTGGGATGGCTACGGGTTCAGTAGGAAATATTCCCCCTAATACAATAGGTACTCAATTAGCCGTTTTGCCAAGAACGCTTACTTGGCAAGGAAGCGGAACATTGCAACCTAAAGTAGCGTTTAATAGTTTTGGTATATCTTCAGTAGCCACAACTTTATATGCTACTACTTATACTGATGCAATTAATGTTTATATAGACGGAGTGCCTACTTCGGGAAATAACGTTACATTCAATAATAGATATGCATTATATGTAAATGCTGGTAATTCATATTTTCAAGACAGTATACGAGTAGGTGGACAAGTTTCTGTTGGTTCAACTGTAGCAAACAATAACTCAGTTCAATTGCAAGTAGATTCTACAACTCGTGGATTTTTACCTCCAAGAATGACAACTGCTCAAAAAAATGCAATAGGTTCTCCTGCTGCGGGTTTAATAGTTTATGATACAACATTAAATAAACTTTGCGTGTACACAACTTCTTGGGAAACAATAACATCAGCATTATAAAAAATTAAAAAATAAAATAAATAATCATGACAACTTATAATTGGACAATCACAAATCTCTACACTAAGACTGTAGATGAATTACAAGATTACGTAGTAAATGCTGCGTTTAATGTAGAAGGTATTGATGGAGAATTTTCTGCCATTGTTAACGGAACTCAAATGTTCACTGTAAAAGAAGGAGCTGGATTTATTCCTTATTCTGAATTAACTCAAGATACTGTAGTAGAATGGATTAAAGAAGAGTTAGGTGAAACTGGTTTACTTTCTATTACTTCTTATATTGATCAACAGATTGAATTAGAAAAAAATCCTCCAGTAGTACCAGAAAATACTCCTTTGCCTTGGGCATAAGGAATAAATAACTATATTTGAAAAATAAAAACCAACCAAATAATTATATAAACCAATGAGTGTAACAATTGTAGACAAGTACCCACAAAACAAAAAAGGTACTTTGAGTATTAAATCTTACTTTGATCCTAATGTGAGTAACATGGGATTAGAGTCTTATGGTCTCTCTCTTTTTGATGGTGTATTCCATGAAGAACAACTAGCTTGTCTAGAAATTAACGGTATTAAAAGATACATTACTGGATTAAATGAATTTGCTCCAGAAGTTAAATTTTTACCTGATGTAGATAGAGAAGCTAAAGTTAAAGAGATTAGAAGAATTATTTGTGAGTTAGAAAAAGAATTAGCAGCAAATGTTCTTAATCCTGAAGATCCAGAATTTTGGAATAAAGTTAAATTGTTAAGACCAGACAATGATGATTTCTGGAGTAAGATTGTAATTAGAGTTGGTAATGATCCTCTTTATTTAGAGCCTGCTACAGATCCTTATGATCTTATTAAGCTTTATGCAATTGAAGCAAATGGTTTTAGTATTGTAGCTAAGTCTTATGATGAAGCTAGAAAGATGTCAAAGCCACCAAAATTCTTTTTGGATAAATTAGAGGAAACTGTAACTATCAAAACAGAGACTAAGAAAACTAGGAATAAAGCTCTTGCAGAATTGCAGAAGATGTTTGATAAAAATCAAACTAAATTATTCTATGTTGCTAAGATCATTGATATTGATGGAGCACAGTATAAAAAATCTACACCTAATGATATTATCTATGATAACATGGATAAATATATCAACGGTGAAAGTGTAGATAGAGATAAGAAAAAATGTGCAGAAAGATTCTTGGATGTATCTGAGAATGATTTGACCACATTAAAATTGAGAGCTATAGTTAGAGATGCAAATATTTATAAATATTTAGTCACTAAGTCAGATGGATTTATTTATCATTTATCAAGTAGCACTATGTTAGGTAAAACTTCTAGTGATGTTGTTGAATTCTTAAAGAACCCTCTTAACCAAGATGTAGCTGATTCAATTATTAACAAAGTAGAACAACATTGGAAATAATAATATAATCATGGCAAGCAAAAAAGAAAGTAAACCTAATTTCTCTAAACCTGTTCCTAAAGGTAGTTCTTCAGGACGTGAATCATCTATGATGGGTGGTTACATGAAAATGGGTGGATCAGTTAAGAAATCTAGTACAAAGAAAAAAAATTAATTTATAGGGGGATAACTAATCCCCCTATTATTATCTATCTATGAATAATTCTATACTACAACTAAAAATTAAGCAAAGACTTAATAAATTGGCCTCTAATGACTATGAGAATTTAGAGGGATGGCAAATTATTGAAGCTTTTAATAAGGCTCAAATAGAGTGGGTTAGAAGACAGTTACATGCAGGTAATGTTTATAAAGAAGGAGATGAAGGATCTAAAAGAAGGATTGATGATTTACAATTACTTCTTTTACAAGTTCCATTATTAGGAACACAAACTTTATTATACTTTGAAAGTAATCTTTTACCATTAGACTATTTAGAATATAAAAGAGTTAGCACATTTGCTAAAACTGAATGTTGTAAACCGGAAACTATGACTGTTTATTTAGCTGAAGAAGCTAATGTAGATGAATTATTAGATGATCAATTTAGAACTCCTAGTTATGAATGGGGTGAAACATTTTGTACATTAATGGGTAATAAAATTAGGATCTATACCAATAATCAATTTGATGTAGTAAATCCTACTCTCACCTATTATAGAAAACCTAGATATATTCAGATTGCTAATGTAGTAGATCCATATACGGGTCTAGTATCAGCAACTGATGTTACTTGTGAATTTAAAGATGATATTGTAGAATTACTAATAGATGAAGCAGCAAGTATTATTGCTGGTGATATAGAATCTGCAAATCAGTTTGCCCGTGGTACTCAAAATGCCGAAAGAAATAATTAAAGAATAATAAGATGACAAATTTATCCCCTTTTGCTTTAAAAGATGGTGTTGGTAATATTGTACCAGGATCATTAGTTTTATGTCAACAACTACCTTCTCCAGGAAATTGGTTTCTTGTAGCTGAAGGTGTGCAAAAAGCTTTTCCAACAAATCCTGAAACTTATGATATGACAGTAAGAACTACATATACTTCTGCAGTATCTGCAGAAAGATTTGGTACTTCTGCTAAAAACTTTATTTTTCAGAAATATGGATATCAACCTTCTAACATTGTATTGTCAAACTCTATTTGTTCTGATGATGTAGATGGTCCAGTATATGTTGATATTAATAATATTGGTCAAAACCCAGCATCAGTAAATCAGTTCTTAGGAGCTTTTATGTCTGGTGGTTTATCTGGATACCCTCACACAGGAGTATTAGGATTACAAGCTTGGGGTAGTCATGCTACAACAACAACTAATGGAGCTTTATTTTTAATCAACACACCTCATATTGGTATCTCACAAGATGGTACTGTAGGAAGAATTATACGTAGAGGTAAAGTTAGTAATGCTGCAGATAATACTTGTGGTGCAGTAGCAACAGCTATTGCATGGGTTGCTGCTAATGGTAGTGCTCCGGTAGCTGCAAATTTTCCAAATGATTATCAAAACTATGTTTTATGTGATATATTATTTTCATTTAAAGCAGCTTTAGCGGCTATTCCAGCATATGGAGATAAAATGGTTTTTGCTACAGAAAAAATTAGATTAGCTGCAGATACATTTTTAACTGGTGCAAGTGGTATTATTACCCCAAATGTTCCAGCTAATACAGATGTATTT